AGCAATAGATGTATCAGCGGTTGTGCAATCTATTTTTAAGGTGTTTGAAAAATTTCCAAGACCTGATGTGTCCTGTGATGTAGTTACCCTAGCGGCACTATTTGTTACAAACTCCCACCTATCAACTGCTGAATATACATTTGATCCGCCCTGACCTGTTTGAGTACCACGCTGTGCCACGTTCATAGCACCGTTAATTATTAGGTTCCTATTTGACAAAGAAACATCAGGAACCATGTTGTTTATGTTTACCGTTGTTCCCGATCCACCCAACGTAAGCGTTGAGCCAGATTCTTTGTCGATTGCGTTTACGTTTATAGCGCTCATACGATCACCCACGTTGATCCACTAGGAATTGTAATAGTTCCGGTTATTGTAAGCGGCCCTGCGCTTACTCCGTTGTAAGTGCTAGTCATTGTGTAATCCTCGGAGATCGTGATTTTATTTTCAAAGACAGTCGCTTCACCATTCCCGCCTGACGCGCCTCCTCCAATAGCGCCCCATGCTGATCCGTCATAACCCTCAAACGATCCGTCAGTTGAGTTGAAGCGAATGAATCCCGCTGACGGTGAACCATCCCGCTGTGCTGTTGTCCCTGCGGGAAGTTGTCCTGATCCGGTTGCGGAAGTTTTGGCAACGACTGTTGCAGCGTCGAGCGCAACGTCTGCCCAACTGCTTCCGTCATAGACGCGCATTCGGCTCGTCGCCGTGTTGTAATACATGTCACCTGCTGTGAGAGCGTCACCGTCATTGTCCACCGTGGGATCGCTTGCTTTCGCTCCCAGGTAAACATCATCAAAGTTATCGGCTGCTGCTTCCGCTGCTGCTTGCGCTGCTTCCGCTGCGGTCTTTGCTGTCTCTGCCTGGTTCTTGTAGGTAAGAGCGTTTGCCTCAGATGTCGCAGCATTTGTCGCGCTAGTAGATGCAGCAGACGCTTGGCTTGTTGCCGTGCTTGCGCTTGCAGCCGAACTAACTACATCAGCATTTGTACTAACCACATCCGCTGCCGTTGAAACGGCATCGGCTGCTGTGTTCACTGCATCGGCTGCTGTTGAGGCAGCATTTGTCGAAGATGTCGATGCTGAAGTTGCCGAGTTAGTTTCAGAAATTCCTGCTGCGGTTTCACTGGCTGCTGCTGCCGTTGCACTGGCTGCTGCTGCTGCTGCGCTCGCTGCTGCGTCACTTGTTATGCCGTCAACAGAATCTGTTGAATTGATAATGGCTGTTCCCGCAGCGTTCCACTTTAATGCTTTTCCGGCTGACGGTGTTTCTACCAGGACTTGACCACCAGTGAACGACGGCTTCATGCGCAGACTGCGATCTTGCTGCTCAAGCAGTTGTTGCGATAGCATGGTGTTGCGGTCTAAAGCGCTCTCGTGCGTTTCGGCAGGGAATGGATCGTATGCGGTGTAATCGACTGTCTGTGTGTAGGGAACAGAACGTAGGATGGTGACGTTCAATCCATTGGCGGGTGCTGTGCCAAAGACGACATTGCCCCCACTTGCCACACCTGCGTTCGTTACAGTGTAGTGCGTGCTTAAACTTTGAAGCACGTCGTCAACATAAACTTCCAGGTCTGAATCTGAGAATATTAAAAACCCATAAGCAAACGTGGTAAGCGACCCGTTCGCCGTATATTGGTTTTTATTTACGGTACTGGTAACTGTCATCTGCTTTCCTTTATGGTGTCATCGGGTAAGTCATCGACGGCGGTAGTGTCACGTTTGGCGTAATTTGAATTGCTTCTTCTTTACGCCTTTCATTTATATGACTACTTAACTCGTCACGGTATTTATCGCGAATTTTTTTTATGTCAGGCGACGCTCGACGGTTATTGACCTGCCCTTTAAATAACTCGGCATGTACTTCCTGCCTGGCTTTAATCATTACTTTCTCAATCATTGCGCCTCTTTCCTCGCCTACTCTTGCGTCACGGAATATGCGAGTCTCGACCAATCGCTCCAGGTATTTCTTTCTGCGTTTACCAAGAGCGACTTTGTAATCATGGAAGAACCAACCAGTTGAATCGATCTGAAACATATCGAGTTCAATGCTGTCTTCGTTATCCATAAACTTATGCGTCACTGTTGCCAGTCGAGGAGTCTTGTCCTCGATACTGTTCTCAATAAAGTGCATCGCCAGGTCTGAATTTTGTCTCGCTGCGGAGTAAGTCAAAGGTGATAAAGCGTGCATAAATAACAATGGTTCCGACACCAAAACATCGTTTCCGAACATGTCGATACTCGGCGGGACAGACTCATTAAAGTACGGCAGTCTTGCTTTTGCTCTCATAAACAATTCGCTCAAAAAGTCACCGCTTCTGGCATCGCGAACCACAGCATTACCTTTTTGGAATCGCTCAATGTCTTGAGTTGTTTTTGCTAACCAGTTCGGAACAAAACTAGAACCGAACCTCGCTCCCCATCTTTGAACTTTGTTAATCGAACTTTCGTCGCTAGTGCCTTTGAAATCGAGAAGGTCTATCAACTGGGTAAAGCCAGTCATAAAGGATCGATCCATATAGTATTCAGCCATTCCCAAAATCATTCCGGTTGCAATGTCTGACTTGGCTTCTGCGTCGTACTGATTGGTATACAGTTCCATCGCGTTTGCTACCGTTCCTATCATCTGACCGAACGGATCAAAACGGTTATACGAAATGTAGTTTCCATCTATATAAACGGAGTACGGTTTAATACCTGATGCTTCCCAGGCTGCACGCATTTTCCAGTTTTTCGGTCCTGCTCCAGTAATCAATGGTCGATGAACTTTGTTACCGTTCTCATCTTCGCCATAGTTGTTCCACATCATGTAGGCAATTCCCATGCCTGTAGACCCCATCGATATACGGGCAACAGCCAGGTCGCGTGCCGGACCCGCTTTCTTTAGGTCTGCCCAGACTGAAGGCATTGCTAAACCAAACGGGCTACGCTGCATTCCATACTTGATGATGTTTGTAGGTGTACGAACAAACGGTAGAAACAAACGACCAACAGGCATGCGAGAAAAATCTAAAACACCCTGTTGCATTCGGGCAGGTAATATCGCGCCAGAATAGGCAGACTTCTGTAATGAATTAGTAAAGGTTTGATACCTGGCAAACTGTTGCGCGTTCATGTGCATGTCTGCCGGAGGGTTTTCCAAGATGCTTGCAACCCTGTCATCAAACGCTTTACCACTCAATCCTTCCTGGTATGCCTGGCGTGATGCCAATGCTTTCATCTCGCCGACATATCCAAATGCTTTAAAAAACTCATCTTCTGCTTCAAGAAAACGACTAGGCAATCGAATGTAATTCTTTCCTAGAAAATCAACTGCTCTACCAAGAGGACCGCCCTCGCGTAGACCTAACTGTTCTGCTGCGACAGCAGGTTGTCTTGGTAATTGACCGCCCTTGCGATTAGATGGATCAAGTAATTGTCCTTGCAAACTACCTGCATCGCCATCGCTATGACGCATGGCATCAGCAAACGCTTTAAATCCGAACTTCCAGGACTCAAGCCATCCACTTGCCATAGCATTTGCTTCGGTAAACGTCACTCGATTTTGAGCATCTACTGGTAAACCAGATAACTCCATTGATCGCCGGACTAATCCAACGGTTGCTGCACCGTACCTTTCAGCAACGCCCAGTCCTGCGTTAAGTAGGTTGCCACCAATATTGAGCGCATGAGTAGACGGGGCTGATAACAGACCGTTAATCCATACTTCAACTACGGCGTTCCAGGTTCTTGTATACCAAGCACCTCGCGCAATCTTCGCAATCTTTTTGGGATCACCTTTTGCATCGGTAATTAACTGCGCTATTTTTTGAGTCGCTCCTTTGCCACCCATGTTTTCCATCAGTGAATCAAAGTCCACCATTGATAGATCATTTGATCCAACTGGAATCTGCATAGCGTTTAGTGTGCGTGCTGCTTCACGAACAGCACCTTGGACACGACGTTGCAGTGCAACGTAGTTTGCTACCTTACGTCTGAACATCCACAGTTCTTCTGTGTCTGTACTCGCACGACTAGAAATTGCCTTAGCTGCTTTAGTAAGTTCGTCTGCGCCTTGCACCATCAACATCCGCGCACGGGTCAACTGCGTAGAGTTCAGTGCTGCGCTTGCAGGTTTAGCCAGTAATTCATTTAAAGAATAGTTTTCTTCGTTGGTTGGATCGACTGCACGCGCCCTTGTTGTTTCATGTGATTGTGGTACGCGATAGCGACTGTTCGGACTGTAACTATCAAAGACAATCTCGCTAGTCCCATCAATCAAACCTTTAATATCTTCTTCGGTATGTATCGCAGCAAGACCAAAGTTCCGTGTTTCAGTTCTGCCAGGGTCAATGAATCGACCAACAGGCGTTGATTGCAGGATCGCATCGGCATCTTCCATCGGCGCAGCATCGGCTCGACCTTTGTAATTTGCCAGGCTATCTATCTTAGGAAACGGCACACGACCTGCTACCATTACAGGCTCTTGTTCCTGCTCTTGCTGTGGCATTTCATCCGGCTGTATCGGATTGATAACGGGTTCAACTGTGTTGTCTATTGCCATTACGCAACCATCCTTTCTTGCTCGTTGTCGTCATCGTCACCGTTCTGCGTCAACGGTATTCCGTTCTCCATAAAGTCTTGTCGCATCTCAGGCGTAATATCGAAGTACCAGACCTCGATGTTCCCTCGCGTTTCCATAAATTGTTTTGCTGCTTCTTCAGATGGAAGTGGACCGAAAGATTGTTTGTTGCCTCGGTTGTTGAGGTATTCAACATAAAATCCTGATCTGTCTTCTGTCATCTCAAAATCTTTAGATTCGATTCGAGTCTTTCCTACCTTTGCGCCATAGCGTTTCAAAAGTTTCTGAGAAAACTTTGGCATTTTCTGGTCATACAAAACCGAAAAGCCTTTGGAGGGCTGTGTGCGTACGTCTTTAAAAACTATTTGCTGCGGATAAATTGCGTGATCGCGCGACCCCCTTGAACTTCTAGAAGAAATTAACGCGCTTTCTCGCAGTTCTTCGAACTCTTTTCTTTGCGCCTCACTTAACGTCCGAAAAGTTCTATCACGCATAAGGTCCATATTTCTAACGTCGTAAGTTATTTCATTTTTGTTATCTGCTAGATCGGTGTACTTAATTGTGATTTTGTATTTATCCTCAATCTGAAGTGATACTTCTGGATAAAATTCAACTGACTTATAGCGATCTGCTTGAGTGTTTGCAGTTGTCCAGGTAATACGCTCGATACTTGGATCGCGTAGTGCTTCTGCAATAGCACGCTTAAACATCATCTCATCCCAGTTTTTACCAAAAGGCGCAAATGGAAGTGGGTCTTTAATGACATCTTTTACTCGTTTAGGAGTAACACCGTCAGGATAAAGATTGTCTACCAAGAACGGCGGTATATACTGACCTTCTAAATTTTTGCTATTGCCTTCGCTAAACTTCTCGACAAATTCAAATAAATCTTCCTCGGACTCAAACAGTTTCGGACTCTCATCCGGTCTTCTACTATCTCTCAAAAACCATTGATCTCCGCTGTCGCCCATCGTGCGAGAAGAATTACCATAGATTAATCGTGTTTCGTTTGATCCACGTTTCGGCATCATTCCAGAATCTACTGCTGCGTGATGCCAGTCGCTTTGAATTTCATCTATATGAAACGCCATTTTGCTATCGACGATTCGCTCTTCGGTTCGTGCGTGAGCAAAATAATTATGTTCTGGAAAATGACTATGTGTATAAGAGTCAGATGTTCGTCCTGGACCGTTCCCGCTTTCCCACATAATTAAAATATTTTTTGGGTTTGTACCTTCTTCTCTTGCTTGAACGCTAATTGTGTAGTCAGGGAACCACATCGAATTAACTCCCTCGCCATCATATACTTCGTCTATTTCTCCTGATTCAATCGCGTGCAAGTTTGCTGCTTGAGTAGTGGACTGCAAATCATAAATGTCGTGATCGTATTGATTAACATCAATTGCTACTCCTCTCGGAGTTTCAGCCGTATATCCGAACTCATCATTGCCCGTAATCATGTAACCGTATTGGTTGTAGGTAACCAAGACAGGATTATCTTCATACGCTGCTTCTGCTTGTTCTAAAAAATAATCTTCCAAATCTGCTTCTTCGTAAATAAAGGTTCCTCTTGATCCATTGTCTGCTACGACATAACGATCACTACTTCCAAGTCGTAGATCATCCAACTCGCCTTCAACCATGTCGGCTTCAACCATGTAAGAACGCGCATGGTCATCCATCCAATCCCTAAACGAATCTATATTTGAGGTGTGGTTTTTAAAATCTTCTCTTAAATATTCAATATGATGTTCAATTTCATTGTCCTGCCACGGTCCTCTTTCTATTTCTGGATCGATCCAATCAAAAGAATTTAGTTGCTCGTCTATATCGGCTTGTTTCCCTTGGTAAATCCGTTCGTATAATTGAAGACGATTGGTATCGATAAAACCTAATAACTTTTCGCGTGTAATCGAACCTTTTATTGAATCAAGAAAATCGAACACACCTATCTCATCAGCATCTTTCTTTGGATAGATTGCGTTCTTTGGTCGAATTTCTCCAAGACCTTCAGTTAATATTTTTTTCCAATAACCTGCGTCGCCTTTTGCCTGTTCTGACATTTCGACTACACGACGCGCAGGAGAGAAAAACCCAACATCGTCAACCATGTATTGAGTAACACGCTTGCTGTTTTGAATAATCTTTTTATCGATGACGCGATAGGACTCGCCAGTATTCATAGCGTTGTCACCAGTAGTACGATCCATCCCTGGCACTCCTTCTGGGGAAATCAATAGATCAACTTCCCTAGCACGCATCATGTCTATGAACATTGGGTCATCACCCAGTTCATTAATGTCTACGCCACCATCACCGAATCGTTCCATAAGTGACTGTGTTTCCTGCGGATCAAGATCAAACTTAGATTGCAATTGATTAACAGTGACATATTCCTGATCGAAGGTAACAGGATTTCTAGGCGTTACAGTCATTTCAAAGACTTGCGGATAACCAGGTGGTCGATCTTCTGGATTAACAATATCCCTTCTGTCTGCGTAGGCATCCGCAACCTTGCGATTACTTGTCCCACCTACAGTCGGACGATCCTGGGTGTCTGTTACTTTTTTATCTGCACCCCAGATACCGCGATATATTTTCATCGCTACATCGACAGCAGGTTGTATAACTCCCGAATATCTGCCCATTATTCGTTACCTTCCGAATTATTTTTATTCAAACGGTTAACTACTTTTTTTCCTACATAGTCAACTGCCTTACCTCCACCTAGACCAAACGCAGTTCCTAATACCCCACCCATAACTGGTTGCGATTTGTCATACGGTCTATCTTCGGCGCGATGCGCTATTGATTCCTTACTGCCTAGTTCGGCTGCGCCATAAATTCCTGATTCAACCCCGCCTACAGTGGCTCCTATTAGGTTGCGTCTTTTGATTTCTGCTCCTGCTCGATTAACAATATCTTGTAAACGAGTCATCACGACGTTCTTTGCAAGACCTTTTGCTACTGCCTTTCCTGCGATAAAACCAAGACCACCAAACATAAAAAATTCTGCTGCGCCTAGCGCAACCGCTCTTACACCCTGCATAACCGTGGTGTCAGAAGCGTCGTACATTTTTAGCGCATCGTTAAACGCTTTGAGATCAGAAAAAGGTGCGTCTTTCATTTTGGATAGATCGATCATCATTCCGCTCAACGAGTTGTTAAACGTGCCTAGTTTTTGAGACAACCATTCCGCTTTATCTTGCGGGGATGATTTACCTTTTGACGGCATACCAAACTTGGATGTCATGTAGGACGGCAAGCGTGCATCGCCTTGCCCGTAGGCATTCCATAAGTGTTCTGCCAGGCGCTGATATGTCGGGTCTTTATGTAACTGTTCAGCAGTGAGCGTCGGTGTTTGTGCTGCTGCGCGTCGTTCTTTTTCTAATCGATGCTGCTCTTGATCGTCTAACATTCTTTGATAGTCGCCAGGCAACTTCATAAACGGCGTCTTTGACATATGCGCTTGTTCCGCATCTGCCTCGTACATACTTAGTAATGATTCTTTATCGTTCATTCAAGAAGACCTGGTGTATTCGTTGTCATCCAAACATCTTCGAGATAGTTAGATTGGAAAGAATCATCTCCGCTTACTTCATTTATCTCGGTCATCATTAACTGGATCGCTTCAATCCGGCGAATCATTTCTCTAGATTGCGCTTCCCACTCCATTCCAGAATCTGCTTTTTCTGTAACATCTCTATTTTCTTTTTCTATCTTGAACATATCCCTAGTCAAACCAATATCAATTTCGCCTATTCGATTAATACTGGTTACTCGATTGCCTTCGCTATCGACCATCCACTTTTCTAACTTGGCTGTTTGAAGGATTAACTTTTCTGCGTAACCTACAAGATCACCATCGGGATTATTGCGTCGCCACTTATCAAGTTTCATTAGCGATCCTGTAAAGATGCCTCTGACTCTTGCGCCGTACTCGCTATCCAAATAACTTTCGAGGTTTGCTTGATTAGCACCAGGTCCGACAATCGCAGACATAAGAATTGCTTTTGCTAATTGTTCTTCACCACTGCGTCGGTCTTGTACCTTGCTATTTAATTTGCCTAGCAAAGTTGATGCGTCAGACTTATTTAATTTTTGATTCTTCTGTTGATTGACAATAACTGATCTAATAAATGAATCATCGTCGCTATCAAATCCACCGCGCTCCATAATCAACAAATCAAGTTGACCGTAGATGTCTCGATCAGTTGCGCCAGTCTGTTGCGCTTGCTGCGCCATCTCAACAAGGTCATCAAAGCGTTCGCCGTACATATCCCGTGCGCCAACCTTTGATAACTCGACAGTTAATAATTCTTGAGGATTATCAGACTTGAACGCTTGCTCGATAGTAATCATGTATGACGCTTCAGATGCCCTCTTGTCTCTAGCAACAAGCATCTTTGATGTTTCTTGATACAACTTAAACGCATCCGCTTTTGCACTCTCAGGCAACAATAAGTCTGGTTTATCCATGTAGTCGAGAGTTTCTTCCCATCTCGTTTCAAGCAACTCTTGATTAAATTTTCTATATTCTGGATTTGTAATAGCCGCCGATGTTTGGAAGTCAATGTAGCCATTTTCAATAACAGAATAATTAACCCGCTTAATATTCTTTGCTGCGTTCTCTAGCAACGGTGCTGCCGGAAGTCCTGCCTTAATTGCGTTTGTCGTGCGAAGTTCTATTGAACTAACGCTTGAATCTAAAGAATTTGATTCCTCGATACGAGCAGTAGCCAGGTCAATCTTCTGATCGCGTTGAAACTTGTAGATGTCCTCGATGTTTTGTTTGTCAAGAGTGTTTCGTTTCTGAGCAAAAATCTTTTTTGCTTGGCTGCTTGTAAGGTATACGTCGTTTAGTTCTGAAACGAACTGATCCGACACCTGCACATAATCTGCATCGAGTGCTTCCCAATCTCGCGATTCGTTAAATCCCAATACAGAATCAGGTGAATCAGTGCGCTCTAGGTTGCTGCCCAAGATTGTGCGAGTCGCTTTGAAGTCAAGCATGTGACGCATGTACGCCTGGTATGCTGCGTTACCACTGGCTTCGGCTTCGACTGCATCTATCTGCGCTTGTACCTGACGCGCCTTCTGAAGATAGTTACCAACAGTACGGGTCAAGTTGTTAGCAACAGATTGATTTGCGCTTGCTGTGGTCAATGCCTGGCGAGTTATCTGATCGCTCGTTACCTCTGCAACGAATCGCTGCTGCGGTGAAGCCATCATCGCAGGTGCACTTCTTGTTGCTGCGGTTCTCATCCGCAGATTTAAACCGCCTGTTGCTTGAAATTCTGGTAACTTCATGCCCACCAACCTGCTGCGTTAATCAGACTGTTGTACATTGCCGAGTTCGCTTGCGTTCTTAATGTTGATGCGTTCATCTCTGCGCCACGCTCCATTGACCTGGCTCTCGCCACGGCTTCGTTCCAGGCGATCTGACTATTGAGTGCTTCGTTAACTACCGTCATCTCTGCACGCTGATCTGTATCCAGGCGAATAAGATTGGCTTGATCGCGTTGATCTTGTAAGTAACCAAAGGCAGAAAGCTTTTCTACGCCACGTTTAAACTGACGATCAAACTTTGCTTCGGATACTTGCTGATTTAGATAGTGAAGATTCGATCCTTGATTGACGCTGATACCGCTCGACCCTTGCCTGGCTCGTATCTCACCTGCTAGTTGTCGGGTCTGTAGTTCTGCCTGGTAATCACCGTAAGCAGTTTGCAATCCCATCAGTGCGAAGTTGCGATTAGCGGTATCGTCTTTTGCCTGGGCATTTGCATACCCGACTTTGCGTATTACCCCTGCGTTATATTCCGCAGACGCTTTTGAAATTACTCGGTTGGCTTCTGTTACCGCTATCAGATCAGACGCATTAGCAGCACCTATCTCCATAGCCAACGCTGCTTGATCTCTCAAGTCACTGCTTTGATTGGCTCCAAATAAAATACTAAGACCTGTTCCTAAACCTGGAATCCAATAATCTGCAAGAGGTAACAAAGTTTTGATATCGATGTCAGCCATTACGCGCTTACCGTCATTTGTCCGAAGATCGCCAGGATGTGCATCGCTACTGGCAGGTCTTGTGTAATTGTTATGGTTCCGTTATCTGAATGCCCTAAGTTGTAGTGCGTAGAGTCACCAGTCGTTAAGGGTTCCGATGCGTCCATAGGAGATGAAGGCGAACGATCAGGAGGTCGAACACCATTTATTTTTGGCAAAGCCGATTCATGCAGACGCAACTTTGCCTGGACCCACCGTTTCGGTAGACCCTGCGAAGACCCAGAAGGCACTCCCCCTTCGTACTCCACTGGTTGCAGAGTAGGTATAAAAGGAAGTCCCACCACCACTGTACCCGCAGCATAATCAAGAGTGATTCCGCTACTCGACACCACCTTCTGCGGATGTACTGCGTTATCCGCTAGAACGCTGACTGTCTTACCTTCCAGGTGTGCAAGACCACTGATCGCTGTAGTCGCTGAACCAGAGTACGTCAGCGCAGAATCCATATACATCGATGAATCTAAATACTCGATGTACTGTTTTACTGCGCCGTTAATGGTGCGCTTAACAACAATCCAGGTTTCATCAAACGCATCGCGAGGAATGGTCGCAATGCTTTTTGCTTCTCCACCATCAAACGAATGCTTTGCCCAACCAACCCCACCGAACACGTCATCTTCTATAGACGGATCGTAAGTTGATGACAGCAGCACACCGTCGTTACGAATACACCACAGCACGGAATCAGGAATCTGGGAGTACGACATGTCAACCACACCGCCAACAGTCAAATGCTCAGACAACCACGCCAGGTTGATCGAGTCGTATATCTCGACCACGGATGTTTGGTTCTGACTAAAGGTGCGAATCTGACGACCCGAACCTTGAACAAATACAAGTTTGCTGCCGATGTACTCAGGCTGTATATGTCGTGATCCGTAACTGGCTTGTCGGGTGATGTCCGGTATGTTTGTTGTACTGATATAAGAGTTCGGTGTTAATCGATGCTCGGTTGAGGTCGTACCGATAAACAATACTTCGGCTGCTGCTAACCATTGAATCGTGTCCTTCGTGTAAGACGCCATGACATATTCAACTGGGTCATCAGCAACGGCAGAAGCAGGGATTGTAAAGTTCTCAAAGTCTGCAACCTTCGAACCCCATAATGTTGTCGGCTTTGATACCGTGCCACCGAACCACAACCGCTGCTCAAAGAAGGCAACGGTTCGAGGAAATCCATCAGCATGTCCATCTGCGTTACCGTTCCACGCGGAACCCGTAAGGGTTGGTTGAGACAATGCCCAACTGGTTGCAGACGTATGCGTTAGTTTGCGTGGGTTGTATCCGTCATGCACCATGTACATCACGTCGTTAGCCTGGGCGATGTGAATGTCCCAAATGTCATTCTCAGTCCAGGGCGTTACTACCTCAACAGGTGAGCCACCAGATACTACCTGCGCGTTCGCATAATAGAAGCGCAGATACAGATGCCCGACCTCGATGATGTACGATTCATCTCGCGAGATGTTGAACGGAATTAATCGTGTGTTCTTTGATGAGTCTTTTACTTCAGAGACAAATCGAGTTCCTGCCCTACGCTTTACGCCACCATGCGACTCAGGCAAACAGTTCTCCATTGTCTTGCATGATCGTGCGTACTGACTGGTTCCTACCCGACCCAACAATAACGGTGATATTTCTCCAGTCGTAAACGATTCTATGATCGGTTGGAATCTCACTTGCGCAATGTTTCCAGGTGATTAGCGATCAGGGTGGATGTGCTGCCCTCAATAGAACTGGCTTCTCTTGCTTCGTCTATCTTGCCAACGTAGATGTTTGTCATCTGCGCTTGCAGTGTCGTTGACCCAACGAGCGGGTAAGCAATCTCCGCTGCCAGGCGTGCAGCAACAGCGTCACGCAGCAACGAATCAAATGCTGACGCATCGATGCGCCCGATAAATGTGATCTTGCAGGAGTCAAGGTTGGTGTAAACAAAGTCACCGTACCTGTCCCACTTGTCCTGCGTGTCTGCGTCTTTGACATCCAGTATGCGTAAGCACACGGGATCGACTGGTAGTTGGTAAGCGTGATCCCATCCGTACACAGGAGGGGTTGCTGATTGCGCAAGTTCTGCCTGGCGACGTGCGCACTTCCAGGGATAACTGCGAAGAACGGCATCGACCGTTCGTTGATACAACTGGTTCATCACCTTCGCCTCAGTCTGCTCATCAGACAATGAGGTGATACGCGATGCTCCAATAAATGTTAATGCGTCGTTAGCGACATCGACTTCACTCGCCATACTTTGCCCTCAAGGAAATAGTGGGGCATCCCGAAGGACACCCCACCGTACGACGGTTAGTAGGTCGCTTGTACCTCTACGACTTTTTCTTCCTCGATGCGTGTAGCCTGGGCAGAGAAAGCCATGTACACCTGCGTGGCGTATGACTTATCTGCTCGGTCATCGATGCGAGTAGAAACGTCGGCTCCAATAGCAAGACCGATACCAGACTGGCAGAACGCCAGGCACTTACGGAAGTTCGTTCCGCTTGTGTCCACGTTTAACTGCTCACTTCTAATAAAACGGAATCCACAGAAGTCCGAAAGTTCACCTTTTGCCAACGCCTTGACGGTGTTGTAGTCGGAACTTTTTACTTCCGTGGTGTTCAGAAGATCGGTGAGTTCACCGGAACCAATCACCATGTACATCGGATCGGCTTCTTCATCCACATCGTTAGCCAAAAGAATCTCGCGTGCAGCAAGAATCTTTGCAACGGTCATACCGCCGGACGCATGAACAACTTTGTTACCTGCGGGAAGCGCAACACTAGCACCGTCACCATCAGTCGCAGCAGCAGTCGCTGCATCGATGATGAGTTTGTCCCAACGACGACCCATTGCATACGCACCCGTCTTGGCATACTCAGACTGCGGAGAGATCAGGAGACGAATCTTGTCTTCCTGGTCAATCATGTCAGCCCACTGCCAATCCTTTAGCGTGACAACACGTCGTGAATGTGGAACATCAAGTACGGGCGTGTCGGTGTGGCGAGTTGTTTTCTCCACACTGTCCATCGCGCCGATGCGCTCGAAGTTATGTTTCTCACCAGTTACGGTTTCATTTCGCACGGCATCTTTAAGACGACTACCGCGCTGTTGTGCAAGATGCACGACATTCGATTTGAATTGCTCAACGAATGCCTTTGAGATGGTATTAGCCATTTGACTCTCCCAAGTTTGTTAAAAAATTAAACCCTTCGGAGAGTTGCCCTTTCGGACTCGTCCTACCATTTTACGTCTGGGTTGACGAACAGTTAACGATGTCAGCGCGATGGACTCTTGCGAGTTGCCCATCAATATGTGCTTAATAACTCGTCACGCAATCCAATGCAATCATTCTGGATGCGCAATCTCCATCAGTCGCTGCACATGCTCGACTCTTGTCTTGTGATTGGGATGCGACGCATCGTGATACGCATCCTTCAAGTCACCAATGATTCCCATTGCACGCTCACGCGCTTCGCCTGGTGCAACACCAAACACGTTGCTCGTATCCTTCGCTGCAATTTGTTTCTCACCTAGCATGTCACCAATAGCAACCAACGCTTTAATGAGTAACGGGTTGTCGCCCATGCCAGGCTCACGCAATGCGTCAGTTAACTTGCCATCGGCTTTGATCTTCTTGTCTAGGAATTTAACTGCCTGACCTGCTTGCTTACCCTTCGACTCAAACTCTGCGCCCCACTCTTGCTTGAGTTCTTCCATCATGTTGGCAACCTGCACCTGGCGTGACTCTTGACGCTGCTGCTCTTCTCCAACATACGCCCGATACAACTGCTGCGCCTGGCTCTTGGTTAGATGGTTCGCATGTGCGACCTGTGCAAACGCAGCATCATCAATGCCGTATTCGTTTATGTCTGAGGGCTTGCCTAGTTTGGAATACAGGTTGTCCCATCCTTGCTCGTCTTCTTCTCCAGGCATCATCGCAATGCCAGGCACGCTTGATAGTTTGTCTTTGAACTGATCCCATTGCCCTTGTTCTGCGTCTTCGGATGGGATGCGTATGCTGCCACCGATCATGCTTTCCGCATTGGTATATCCTTTAGCCAGGTCTTCTACTGTCTCGAACTTCTCGACCTGATGGTGCATGTCTTCCGGTAATCCTGCATACCACTTTTCTTCAGCCATTTTTTGCCTCGTCTGAGTTTGATAGATTGATTAACATGTTGACCATGTGCGACATACCAAGTCGGTATGCCGTTTCATGGGTATCGCCTTGCACATAATTACTACGGTCTACATAACAGTTCTTTAATTCGTTGAGTAAGTCCTGACCGGACTGATTACGAAATGTTAAAGAAGCCAACTCACTGATCTTGTCCGGCACTCTCTGCCTCCGCTTGTTGTTGCATCATCATCTGTTGCTGCTGTTGTTGCTGCTGCATGCGTTGAGCGCGTGCCTCTTGCATCTCGTCTGCACCTTTGCGTACGTCAGCAGGGACACCGTGTCGGTCTGCAAGTTTTATTGCTACCTTATCGAAGTCGATAGCGTCCAAGATTTCTGGATTGAGTTGCGCCATTTGACTAAGCGAACCCACCCATCGTTCGATTGCTTGCACGTCACCCATCTTCTGAGCGCGTGCCAGGGGTGACACATACTCGATGTCCAGTTCCCCGCCTTGATAGGCGATCACGGACTCAGGTGGTTCTGGGAATTGCATCGCTCGATACATCATGTAGAACACACGCTCGACCATTGGCGTGAGCAGTTCAGATTGCAGTCGTCCAAGCGTTGCACCCAACAGGCGCTGCATCATCTCGTATCGAATCTGCACCTCAGTTGCTGTCGCATTAGGTCGATCAGGTAACTCAAGTTGATCTGAATAGAACATCATGCGAATCGATTGACGTAACTCCGCTGACTTAATCTGAGACACGTCCCATCGTGTACCGTTCTCAAGCACACGCAGTTCACCCATCTCACGCATTAACGTCAGACCGCCTGGCTCCAAGTGCAGATCACCAATTATTGCGTTGCGTCCTGCCATGTACGGTGGGTCGATGGACTTTTCCCATCCCGTTAACTCAAGACGCTTCGCTTCATTCAGCGTCGTGATGTCTGCCCTGGCAATCAAGCCAGGTGAATAACCCCAGGCTTCGCCCGATGTCTTCGACCAACGTGGAATGAAGTACGGCAGTTCGTAGTACCCGCCCTCCTCAATGATCGCTTGATCCTCCAGGGAGATGTACTTCTCCATGAACGGTCTATCCTGCGGGACTTTCATGTCGTTGTCTGGGTACGATCTATCGGTACTTGGAGAGACACAGTGCAGGAACTTAAACATCTGATCGGGGTTCTTGTTTAACGCTGCCGTAACCTTTGGCATGTCAGCGTCTTGCCATCGCTCCGATGCTGCACGCGCTGTTAACTCAAAACATCGATACACGGTATCAACCTTTCCGGATGCTGACTCGCTGATACATAGATCAGACAAGTGAACCGTATCGAAACGCAAACCACCGAACGCTGTCGGTGCGTTACCTTCTTCCAAGAACAAGCAGCCAGTACCGAATGCTCCCAGGTCAAGGTACAACTCGTTGACCTGCGTATTAAAGTTGCTCTCACCTAACGCATCGAACATGCGATCCGTGCATTCTTCTAGCCACTCGTTTGCTGCGTCATCTTCAGCAAGTTCTGTATCTCTAAATCGAACAGAGAACCAGGGCGATGCAGGTGACGTTAACGCCATGTGCAGTGATGCTGCCAGGACGTTGTTCGCATGTATCGCTGTGCTGTCGTATATCTTCTCGGTTCTTGATCGATCCCCTTTTGATCTCTGCGTCACGAAGTCTGCACGGTTGGGCATGACATACATTGCCACGTCTTCCCAATCCCGATCCCAATTAGATCGAGCAGCCTTGAGTGATTCGTAACGCTTTACGATTTGCTCTACGGAACCCGAAGCCATTAGCCGATCACCGCTGAGTAGAGACTAGAACCTGCACGCTTTGCATCAAACACATACTTGTACACCCAGTTCGTTACACCTGCGCTCCTGGCTTGTGCCGGATTGCGGTACACCGTACCCGTTGCAGGATCGACAACTGAGTTAGCCGTGCCTAGATTGCGTGCGCCCAGGTTAGTTAAGAATGTTTGTCTCAACGCATCATCGGACAAGGGTCGCTTGCTTAGAATCGTATCTTCCAATCCATAAGAATCTTCACTGCTTGATGCCGGATCATCCATGCTATCGGCACGCTCAGTAAGCGCATCTAGCAACGACTCGTATGTTACGTCCATAGAACCACCGAACACAGGGTCATATACCGTTGCACCTGATGAACCGCTCGATCCGCTACTGCCTGACGACGAACCACTGTATCCCGAACCGCCACCGATCTCAGGCTCTGTTTCGATTTGTGGTGAATCGTCTGTCACTGTTTCTTCTTCGTCCTCCTTTTCTTGAGGATCGATCTGCGGACCGTCAGGTGCATCATCATTTCCTTCTGCGCCGATAGGTGCGTCGAAGTTTGCAGCACGGTCAGCGTCATCAAGACCCATGTAACCCGCTAACGCACTGGGTTCAAATCGAGCAGCCATTCGTTGACCTGGAGTACGACCTGGATTGTTTACAGTTTCTGACTCGACCACCGCTTCTGGAGTTTCAAGTGCAGCCCTAGTTGCTTGCTGACTTCCACCTAAAGCGGGACCAGTGTCTGCTACTGCTGATCTTGTTGCTGCTTGACTACCACCTAATGCGGGAGAATTATTGCTCTTCGTCGCATTACTGCTTGATGATCTACTGCCACCGCTGTTTGTGTTTCCGCTTTGCGCTGCATTACTTCTGGTCGCTGCCTGACTACCACCCAGTGTTGATCTTGTAGCATTATTGCTCGATGACCTACTGCCAGTGCTTCGAGTTGCATTACTTCTGGTCGCTGCCTGACTCCCGCCAAGTGTTCTGCCACCGCTGTTCGTGTTCCCACTCGCTGCTGCTGCGCTTCTCGTTGCTGCTTGACTACCACCTAACCTGCCTCCTGATGCGCTAGCATTTCCGCTAGATGATGCGTTACCCCCACGGTTTCCGCGATTACCCCCGCGCTGCCCTGCGGGATTGCCCTCGTTCTTGCCAGTGCCAGGTCCGACACCGCCACCATCACCGCCACCCCCATCACCAAAACATAAATGCTGTATACGAGCAAGGCTGTACTGGTCGTTTTCAAATCTAAAAGTCTTTCGTTCCATATCAATATCTCCGCTTCAAGTACCTATGTAATTGCCGTGGTGTAAACACCCACGCTGCCCGTATGCCTAACAATGCTTTGACCTGCTCGGTACAGGTCCACACCCACAGCAACCAGGGCGTTCGATAGCGGTACTTGTCCAGTCTTTCGAACCCAACTTGGTAGGTGTAATCGATCTCCAGTTCTTCCACGATCAGTGGCAGGTCGGACTCTCGTTGATAGTCCAACACCTGCACTTCCATGTACCCGATGCGTGGCTGCACCATCACCCATTCGTATCCCGTCCACTTCAGAGCGAACACATGAATTGCTCGACGGTCGAACCATAGGTAATCGACCCACCAGAAACGCCTGGTTAATCGTTGATCGGTCTGCCAGGCGATGACGTAATACACTCATGCTGCCTTGATAACCGATGGAACCCGCATGTCCATGTTGCTTTCATCCACCGTGAACAAACGAGTTGCCACATATTGCACGGCGTCCATTGGATGACTGAATGAATCCTTGTCCGGCTTGTCAGTGAATCGGTTCCCCGATACTTGCAGCCTTCGGAATTTGTACCCACCACGGAATGCTTTGCGTACTGTCTTGCATCGAGGATGAACAAGCACCGCAGGTTCACCATCGATCATGCGATTGAATCGCGAACGCACTGCATCCAGGCGACGCTCAAGGTTCTGTTCACCTGCCTCGATGTCGATGTCCTGGGCGCGTAGTATTTGGAAGCATGTCTTCTCGTCTGTCTCGCTCGGTGTGCGTCCGGCAGGATCACCGTAGTCGCCCTCGATCTTCATGCCTGGGTAGTTGATGTTCGTATGCTGTATCACTTCCTCACCCATCGCACGCGCACCCATGCGGGTTGCTATCACCTCATCGAAGATACGCCACTGACCGTTCGGCATTAACTGCGTGTACACACATGCAGGTGACAAGCCGAAGTCCCAACCCCGATACACTGGCACGCTCGGTATCACCTCGAACTCCCTGCAATGTATCGAGTCCGTGTACTCAGGATAGACTGGCTTGCCCTCTTGAACGTAGCCGTACTCACCGTCAACGTAGACGCGAATGAAATCGTCGCTCTTACCTGCTGATAGATTGTTGTAGTAGTTCGGCGGTAAGTTGTTTGTGTTCTCTGCGTTCTCGCCTCGACCACTCGGCTGCTTAAAGATTCCTGCGTTGTCCGGTCGCTGCTCCTCGAAGACTTTGTATATCCAGTGATCGTCGTCGCACGGGTTGGTATCGCCGATGACTCCGAACCAGGTCGCGCCTTCCTCACGGAAGGATGGGTATCGACCAACCCTACCTTGCAACGCTTCCCATATCTGCTGCGGTACTTCCCTGGCTTCGTTCACCCAGGCTCCCGTCAGTTCAAGCGATAGCAGGTTGCTCACCTGGTCAGGTCGATCAAGCGCACGAAACAACAGTTCACAGTTCACTGTCGTCTGGTCCTCGCACGCCCATTGCATGGTGTAGTTGTGGTTGACTTCGCTGTATCGTCCCCACTCGGGATTGGGATACCAATCCAACACTGTTCGTATAGTGGTGTCCCGCAGTTGCGGATACGAGTTTCGGATGATTGCCCATCGAGATCGTCGTACTCCATCGCTGTTCGGATGTTGCCTAGATGCACGACGTACAATCTCTTGAACACACCCACTGGACTTTCCAGAACCAAAGGGTCCAATAAGCATTCGCTGAAACCCGTTATGTTTCCAGAAATCTCGTATCGTTGGGACATTGCTTGCGTCGTAGTCAGTTGCCATCGCGAATCATCACCACTGGTAGTGCAGCCACAGCATCACCTGAGTGTTCGATTGCTTTGCGTTTAGGCGCAACGTACTGCGCCAGTTCTTTAAGCATTGAAGCACGCAGGGGTAACTCGACGGATTCATCCATAGCAATCCGTGCCATGCCTTCGATGGGATCACAATTCAAATCACGCAGAAGTTGTTGAACTTCCTTCGTCGCTTTGTTTGCTACTCCCTTCGCTCGACCGCCCCTTCGTTCCCCTGGCTTTGCTCCTCTTGGCATTACTTTTATCCACTACTTTTGTGATAGTCATGTCTGCTAACAACTCACCTGGCTCAATCCATTGAGCAACACTCGCATCGTTTACAACAGTTAAAACAATCTCACTGAAGAAACCTGGCGCAATCATCTTCGGCATTACATTTACTTCTGGACTCGCCGGAAAAATCAAACCAACATATCCTTCTGGCACGTCGGCTGCGATCCCTGTTCGAACCAACGCCGTGTTACCTGAGTTCAATACAAATGTCTTTTCTCTTTCTGCTGAATGCAGTTGATTAACTTCTCTGCTTTCATCAGGTTCATTTGTTCCATCAACGATTACCTTAAACATCATCTGCATATACCTCGTCACGTTCACCAATACAAAAGTTTTTGTTTAACGGGTTTATTACCCGCACCTTCTTTTTTTGCAGCACGCCTTAACCGCTCCCGCGTGGCATGACATGGCTTGCAAATATTTTTGCGTCGATACTTCGACATCGTGTCGTATACGAAATGATCTCGCTGCTCAGTAACACCACACTGATTACACGTTTTCTGTATGTCGTTCAGATTTGTCATGCGAAAGACGACTATCGTTTGCGTGCCAAAGATCAGCAGACACAATGTGTTCTCGTGCCACAGTGATCCAGTCCATCAAGTCCATCTCGATTTGGAAATGTCCGTAGGCAGGATTGATTGAACACATGCAACAACGTGCCATCCAGGGCTTTCGATCCAGTCGATACAACAAGACGGGTTCAAGTCCGGCACTCGCTGCTTGTTCTGCTGCTTGTGTCCACCAGGAACGCAGGTATTTTTTCTGACGCTTAACTTCGATTGCCCAACCTGGCACACCGATGATGTCCGAACCACCCACCGCTGCTTGCTCACGCAGGTTGCGAGTAGCAGGGACACCCAGTTCGTTGCGCAAGATGGTGGCAATCTCTCGCTCACCTGCCTTGCCTTTATCCCTGACGTTTATCAATTAGTCGTGGTTGAGTTGTTGGTGTTGTCTGAGTTGTCGGACTCATCATGCGTGCCACACTCAGTGCCGGAACAAACGTCAGCAGTTGACCCACCAATCTCGACGCAGCCCAACATCATGTGAAGACACACAATAATTACGCAACCCCACCCGATGAACTGCATCCAGAACCATCGATGCTTTGATTCCCACTGTTCACGGGTGAGGACGTTAGGGTTTGCCGTTGGTTTTTCTTCGCTGTTATTCATGCTCATATTTTCCTAGTGAAAGTGATCCGGTGTACGTTGACTCACCAATCGTCAATGAGTGATGCGTCGAGCAACCCATCAACGTCAAACAAAAGAACGCCAGGTAAGCAACAATCAAAAACTCCCAGGTCAGCAGTCGCTTCAATGCCCCTGGCTTTCCTTCTCTTTGTCTAACCATTTGCGATACTCCATCAATGTCATGCCAAACTTTTTGGTGAACCAATCTGCCCAAGAGATGCGACTGATTGGAGTGAGTTCATGTCGGTGTTCGTATGCAAACTTTGCTGCGTAATGTCTAAGTCTTTTGAATTGCTTTTGATGTTCGTCAATCTGCACGCATCCGCTCCCTTACTGCGGATGACAAACGTGCGCGGTACATCGGGAATGATTCGCCAGGCTTTGGGTCAGGTAAGCGATGCCACCTTGCATGGTCTGCCAGTTTGGAATCATCTCGTGGTAGGTCAGCCCAAGATGGAATGCTTGCGCTTGATTGCTTGCGCTCACCTGGCTTTGACTCCTTGCGTACCCAGTTACGCCACACTGCAAACCAATCTCTTTTGGTAGCGCGAGAACCAGGCACGGAAATCCAGTAGTCTCGGAAGGAATCTGCGACGCTGCGGGGATCGAGATCAGGACGATTCTCTTTGCACCAGGCAGCGTATTCGTCTGGCAACTTCCAATCTTCAGAGAGTCGGGAGGCGTTAGCCTCTCTCTGTTTAATATTACGTTTCTTTATTACTGTTTCTATGTTGTGATCCTGCGTCACATGGGCATGTGATCCTGCGTCACTACCCTTGTGATCCTGCGTCACATGGGTCTGTGACTTAGACTCATATGGGATGACGTATTTGCTTGATCGTTTGCCACCGTTGTCTCGGTACTGGTGGGTGACAATTAGAACTCCGGCTTCTTCTAGTCGAGCAACCACCCTGTTGACTGTCTCGCGG